TCAGGTACTGATAGTACCGGTAACCGGTCGGTCCCTTATTGAACCGGAAGGATAGCGCAACATCCGGCGGCTCCGGAATGCCGGTATCCAGTACCCGTCCTGTCGTCGAATCATAATGCTTTCCAAGGTATTTCGCGGCCTTTTGCGCAGGGATTCCGCTTATGGTAAGCGTGAGAGTCGTGACACCCTCGGTAACATAGTTAGATCCCGGCGCGTTGTCATAGTAGGTCGAGGTATTGTTCACTTCCGGTTCCCCGGCAATTTCCCCGGTCGGCGCGAAATATTCCGGTGTTTCGGTTATGTATGCCGCTTCCGAATCCTCGGTAATCACAGCAGCAAATACGCTCTCCACACCTACAAATTCGCCATACTCTTTTTCCATACAATCACTCCTTTACAATGCATAGATCTTTGCAATCTCATCATCTATGGTTTTTCCCATTGCCTGCTGCGCCTGCTTTTTTACAGCAGTAACCGCCGGGCGCACAAACGGGCGTTTCCGCAGGGAACTGGTTCCGGATTCCATTGCGCGGGCTTTCAGGGCGTTCGGAACGCCCTTGCGGTCATAACCATCAAATCCGACTTTTGTATTGGTATTTCCATTGCTGTCCGTCTGGATTGGCGCAATGCCCAGAGAGTCCATAAGGTCTCCGGTGGATTCTGTTTGCTTCACCGCATATTCCTTGCCCGCGTTTTTTCCGGCATAGGTGGGGTCCCGAATATTCTTTTCAAGATTTTCCCTCACCTTGTTTGCTACGACATCCGCTCCTGCATACACCGCCCGCTTGGAAACGTCCGGGGCCTGTTTGCCGAGCCTGTCCAGCATTCTGGCATATTCGTCCAGCCCCCTGATTGTCATCTTAGCTATCGGGGTACACCTCCATTTCCCACACCCATTCATAGTGGGTATACCGGGTATCCTCTTCGTACTGGATGGAGTTCAGCCGCCACGCTATGCCGATTTCATTGAGCACGGCCTGAATCCTCGTGAAGTTGGGATCGTATTCCCTTCTGGTGAAGTAATCCACCGTTCCGGAAAGTATTTGCAGGGTCATGCGGTTATCCGCATATCCGCCGCCGGACTGCCCTTCCTCCGCCCAGACAACGTATCGGTCCGGCTGTTTCGCCGCCCTGAAATGGTTTACTGGTACCCCCACGGTGAGCAGGGCGTTTTTCAGGGTTTCAAGCGAGCGCATAATCCTGTTCCACCCTTTCCAGTGTAAGATCCATAACAGGGGGAGCGATGTTTTCCGGATACTGTATCTGCCGGATTGCGTATTGCTTTCCGTCATTCGGAACCGCAATATCCTGTGTGGACACATCCCGCAGCATCGGGCAGCGGAGCACCAGCGATACGTTGACATTCGCCTGCAAAGCGGCATAGTACCGGGTTAGCCCCACGGTGCGTTCCTGATACCGCAGAGACTGTTTTAAAGTGAGCAGATCCTTTGGCATGTCGCCCGACTCGGAACTGTCTGAAACTGCATAGATCCGGACGTTTCCATTGTTATGCGTCTGCGCTTTGCGCTGTATCATACCGTGCGACCTCCTTGGCAATCTGCAGAGAAAGAAGCTCATGCAGATAATTGTTCTGGAATTCATCCAGTGCGTTGGAGCGGACATACCGGGCGTAATCCATCAGGAGCTCCCGCGGCTTGTCCTCATCGGAATAGTCCAGCTCTTCCCCCGCCACCGCGTTCAGATATTTCATCCCGCGCCGAATCACTCCGGTGAGCTTTTGATCCCCGTCTGCATCCGCCCAGGTGATATCGAGGTAACTGCGGACGGCCTCAAGCAGACCGTCCGGCATCCCCTCAGCCATCCTGATTCCTCCTTACTACGCCTGTTCCTTGGTGTTCACGACACCCTTTACAACGACCTCGCGTACTGCCGGAACGAGACCGGAAATATCCGCGTAAAGGAACGCGTTATTATCCAGCGGTTCCCCGTGTCCGTACAGTTTTACGAGATAAACCCGCTCATCCTCGAGGAATTTGTACTCATCCGAATATTCGATCTTCCCACTTTTTGCCGTCCCGATACCCATAAAGTACCGTTTCGGCAGCCCGAAAATTGCCTTTCCTTCCGGCACCTGCACAGACTGGATCACCCTGGTCGGGAACGGAAAGACATTGTTCACATAGGAGCCGTCCGCTGCGCGGATGGTGGTGGCCGGCATGATCTTGGTCAGGTAATCGGTCGGGTTTGTTACGAGAATTACTTCGTTTACGACGCGCTTTTTCTGGTTAGGCCCTTCTGCCATTTTGGAAATCAGGGTTCCATAGGTAACCGGGTCAAGGCTGGTGACCGCTACTGTGGCTTTTACGGGGTAGACGCCGTCTGTCACGGTAACGCCTTCCCCTACCTGTCGGTTCATGCCGATGGGCATGTCCTTACCGGTTCCGTTGATGATTCCCTCTTCCAGCCCGTTATTAAGCGCCTCGGCGAGAATCGTGCGGACATAACGGTCCAGCCACACGGGGCCGAGATCCAGCATGGCCTTGCAGACCGGCAGGAACGCGGACAGCTTATGGAGTCCCATGTTGATCTTTTTAAATCCGCTGGTGAGTTCCTTGGTGATTTCCGCACAAAGAGTGCTCCATGTTGCAAGCTCGCTGCCCTGCGTGTTGACAAGGTATTCAATCAGGCCGGAGGTGTTCTGGAAATTGATTGCGTCGAGCAGCGGATGCTTTTCCGCAACATCTTCAAACACGGCATCGATCGTGGTTTTCGGCATGACCACATCCAGCTCGGTAAGCGCCTGCTGCGGGTTGCTGGATTTCATGGCGGTAATGACTTTCTGGTAATAGTCATTCTCCGCGCTGGTGAGCTGCCGGACACCGCGCGCCGTAAGGATATTGGCATCTGCCGCCTGCATAAACTCCCGCGCCTCTGACATGACGGCGGCCTGTATGTTTTCGGAAAACTCTGTGAACGCCTGCGCAAACCCGGCTTCATCCCCGTCCTTCACAGCTTTGTTGATCCGCTGAAGGATTTCTTTTTTCTCTTTTTCAAGAAGGTCTTTATTTTTCATTGACTGCCTCGCTTTCTAGCGCATGAGCGCTGACAATAGTTTGAGTGGTTTATTTTCCTGCGGCGCCGGCGGCTGGGGGTTCGGCGGTGCTTCTGCTATTTTAAACGCGCTCATGGCTTCACCGAACGACTGCCGCAGCGTCTGGAAATATTTGACCTGCGCCGCCATATTGGCGTTCAGCCGCTGCATCATTTGGGCTGTTTTTTCTGCGTCCGCCTCCTGATCCGCTATTTCATCGCACAGCCCGTATTCCAGGCATTCCTGCGCGGTGAGCAGGGTTTCCGCATCCAGCAGCTCCGTGAGCTTTTCCAGCGTGATCTTCCCGTTGGATTTCGCAAGATAGATCTGCCTGTTGCCCTCCATAAGCCGGTCCAGATTCTCTGCGCATTTCCGGTGCTCCGACGCATTGCCGAGACAATAGTCCATAGCATTGTGCACGCCCATCATGCTGTTGATCCGCATAATGATCTTATCCCCTGCCATAGCAATCACGGACGCGATGGAATTCGCAAAGCCGTCCACATAAACCGTTTTGTGCGCGGGATGCCGTTTGAGCTGCGCATAGATGCCATATCCCTCCCGCACAGAACCGCCGACGCTGTTGATGTACAGATTGATGGATTTTACATCTTTGAATTCGCTCAGCTTATCCCGGAAGTAATCCGCGGAGGTTTCGCTTTTGACTTCGACGCCGTTCCACCAGTCGTATCCGTCCGGAGCAACTTCGCTGTAGATATACAGGTTCAGGGTTTCGGGATCGTCCAGCTGCTGCTTAAAATCGTACTTCAGAATTTCAGGTTTCAAGGTTTTCACCCCCTTCCAATGCCGCCAGCAGACCGGCGACGGTCTCATAATTTTTGGTGATAAAGTGCTGGTATGCCCATGGCGCATCAATCACGGTCTCGCCGCAGAGCTTGCGGATATCATTGATGCAGAACACACCCGAAGAGATGAGCTTGTCTATGGCGTTGGAAACGCTGAGTAAATCCACATGCTTAATCGAGCGGGTATCAATCTGCAGATAATAGCCGGCCAGATAACCCGTTCTGCCGCTTCGTTTCCGGTTGATTTCCTCCTGCAGCATATCGCACAGCGGATCGATGCAGAAGGTGAGGAATTGATCCAGCGCGTCGGATGTTCCCTGTACATTTCCCGAGAGCAGCGCGGGCGGGATGCCGAATGCCTTGGCGGTAAAGTCCGACACGTCATCAATCATGGCGCGGATATCCCGTGTGCCTTCGTTGGTATAGGTTTTGGTGCCGAGGTCTGTGTATTTTAGTCCCTTGAACAGCGGGAGCACTGCGCTTTCCGCATCCGCAAAGGTCTTGAAGTTGGTATTTTTGAGTTCCGTGTAGCTCTCCTCAAATTTGGGATTGCCCGCGGCCATCGTGTCTACTTCCACAGTTCCTTTGGTGCCGCGCGATTTCCTGTAGCTGCGCATCCCGTAGTCTATCAGCTTCTGATAAGCGGTATAGAGCCCGTTTGCAACGGCGCGCATGTTCCGTTCCGACAGTTTGAAATAGAGCACATCGGACTGCACGAAAGAACGGTCAAACGCGAAGTCTCCCACCTGCACCTGTGTGAATACGTCCTCATAGAGCGCATACGGGGTGCGGGTATAGCTGTCCGCCACCAAAAGCTGCCCGTTCTGTTCAATCACCAGCGCCTCGTTGTGGCGGTACAGCTGCGCGATCCACTTGTGGATAAACGCGCTGCTGTTCTGGTTTTTATTCGGCTCGATGTTCCACAGGTAATATTCCGGGCCTTTGGTTTCGCCGCCCCCCGCAAAAGTCTTGAACTCGCATTTACTGACCGCATTGGCTACCGTATTCACGCATGCCCAAAATGCCAGTTCCCGCACAAAGATGTCCGCGGAAAGGTCAAAGCATTCCTCCGCTGTAACGTCCGCAGCGGACACCCGCGACAGTTCACCGCCGAGCTTTTCTATCATCCATTTTTTAAAGTTAAGCGCCAATCTTCCGCCCTCCTATCCTGTGATAACTCCCAAATCCGGAAGTGTACCGCTGTACCCGCCGCCCAGTTCCTCCTCAATGGCCATAGAGGCAACCAGCGCCATAAACGGGTCCGTCTTGCGGCTTTTTGACTCGATTTTCCCATACACAAAATTCCCGGTATCCGAGCCGGCGGTTTTGCCGGACCGGATGAGTTTCGTGTTATTCACCGCCCACCGCAGAGGCGGGTTGTCTCCCCAGACGAAATACCGGTTTGCAAAGCAGCTGTCGATGACCGGCACGACCTTCATGATGTCCGACGGGCGGACGAGCTTCACGTTTTTATATTCTTTTGCGTCAAACCCGATTTTGCGGAGACTGTTTGCAAGCAGCGCATAGCGAAAATTATCCACCGCAATTTTGAGGATGTTATACCGCTGTGCCTGCTCCGCAATCCAGTCCGTAATCAGGTCGGGATGAATTTCCACATCATCCACGAGGGTGAGGTGGCCTTCCTCCGCCCATTGCCGCCACGGGATTTTGAACCGGGGGATATCTGCCGAACGCAGGCAAAGCCACGAATGATTGATGTCATACCGGATATCCCCGTCCCGGAAATGCAGGTTTGTGCTTGCAAAGTCTGTGACCTTGGTGTAGTCGATGCCGACCACCGCGCACCGCCCCGGGTCCTGCAGAATCGGCTGGTTTGTTGCCTTGATGTTTTCCCAGCAGGTCACTTCGACATCTGCGTTTCCCTCCGGGAGGTTCATACGCTTGGTCATAAAGGCCG